AACACCGCTATATCTATGCCAATGCGGAACTTAATCAGTATTGTGGTAGCAGTAAGTGTTGGTGTATGGGCTTTCTTCGGTATTCAGGAACGATTAAATCAACTGGAAACCTCAAGAGAAATTATGCAAAAAGATTTGGAGTCTGAGGTTAATAGATTACAAAACGCTATTGAAATTATTAAAGTCAACGAAGTCGCACAGAATACTGAGTTTCGGATTAAATGGCCCAGAGGGGAAATGGGTGCCCTACCAGCAGATCAGCAGCAAGACTTGCTCATAGAATTTGTGAGTTCTCAAGTTGAGAACATACAAGACGAGATGGAAAGCATGATGTCGAATACTGTCAATATTAAGCGGGCGCAGGAAGATATTAATAAAATGTTGGAGGATATTGAAACGTTAAAAAACAGAGTGAGAGAAGTTAATGGAGGTCATTAGCATTATTGTCATGTTTATGTTTGGCAACATGAATGACCAGGAAAACAAACTCACACAGTATATTCCTATGGAATCTTTATCATCTTGCATGAAAGAAGTACGAGCAATTAAGAAAAACCAGACTGGTTTTAGTAAAGATGCGTTTTGTGGCCCTGCTATTGTAGAAATAAAAGACGGAGAAGTAGTGGCATTACATACCTCAATTCCTAAAGAAGCTACAGTAGTTAATGCAGATATTGACAGCGAAACCTTTGAAAGATGGTCTATTCGGGCTAAAGAGAGATGGAATACTAAAAAATGACTGAGTTTGTTTGTGTAGTATGGGTTGATGCAGAAAATCATTCGGGGTGGGTAGATGTAAAAGAAGCAGAGCAGGTAGAGCTACCTGTCGTTTATACAACAGGGTGGGTTGTGCCCTCTAACAAAAATAATGTAATTGCAGTAGCACAAAGTGTAGGTCCTAACTTATTGGAAGAAGATGTTGGAGGTGTTTGGTACATCCCACGGGGCATGGTAAAACAAATCGTAAAGCTATACTCTCATCCCTTGTTGCCTACTTCCGCAGAAACAATAATGGATATGGAAACTTTTTTTGGTGCATAATGGACATAACAATTCCATATACCCCACGACCACAGCAGTATGATCTTCATGCAGATCAATCTCGCTTCAAAATTTGTGTCAGCCACAGAAGATGGGGGAAAAGTGTTTACGCAGTTACCGAGTTATTAAGAAAAGCCCTAGAAATTCAAACTGAACGTAAAGATGGGCGGTTCATGTACCTTGCCCCATATTACCGCCAAGCAAAACAAGTAGCGTGGGATTATCTTTGTTATTACACCAAGGATATGCCTGGGACTAAGATTAACCAGTCAGAATTACGGGTTGATTTAATTAACGGAAGCCGAATACGTCTTGCTGGTGCAGGTGATGATCCAGATGCTTTGCGTGGTATTTTCTTAGATGGTGTAGTATTAGATGAGTATGCAGATATGTCGCCCCGTGTGTGGAGTGAAATTATACGGCCAGCTTTAGTTGACAGAAAAGGATGGGCAATCTTTATTGGAACGCCAAAAGGAAAAAATCATTTTTGGCGGTTATTTGAGGACACAAAAACAGACTCAGAGTGGTTTCGTAAAATATATCGGGCATCAGAAACCAAGGTCTTAGATCAAAAAGAGCTAGACGCAGCCCGTAAGGAAATGGGGGATGACGAATATAAACAAGAGTTTGAATGTTCGTGGTCTGCCGCAATCAAAGGAAGTTATTATGGAGCGATTATTGAAGATGCTGAAAAAGAAAACCGAATTACTCAGGTTGAGGTTGACCCTGCTCTCCCCGTTCACGTTGCTTGGGACTTGGGCATCTCAGACAGTTGCAGTCTTTGGTTCTTTCAAGTTACGTTGGGAGAAGTTCGTTTCGTGGATTTCTACGAGCATTCGGGGGTAGGGCTTGAACATTACGTCAAGGTAATGGAGCAAAAAGGATACTGGTATGGGGATGACTGGCTCCCCCATGATGCCAAGGTTAGAGAGCTAGGAACAGGCCGAACCAGGGCAGAAACCCTCATAAATATGGGGCGCAGACCTCGTATTGTACCCAACCATAAAGTAGAAGATGGGATCAACGCAGCAAGGCTGTTATTACAGCATTGTTATTTTGATGAATTAAATTGTGAACAGGGCATCAATGCTTTGCGTAGTTATCAAAGAGAGTGGGATGACGTAAAACGAGTATTTCGGAAAACTCCACTACATAATTGGGCTTCCCATGCAAGTGATTCTTTTCGTTATGCTGCAATGGCTTATCGAAATATTAAGCCAGAAAAGAAGAAGCCAGACTTGCAAGAGACACTTTTGCAACAATCTACACTTGACGAGATGTGGAATATCCATGATAAGGAAAGAAATAATTTATTGGAGCCTCGAATTTAATGGCTGACAATTATAATTTTGAAGAAGTTGTGGGAGGCGAATTTGATGTCAACGGAGAGGACATTACTGCGGTTGCGGAAATTCTTGCTCGACCTGAAAAAATAATAATTAAAACAGAGCGAACTGAAACTCCGCAAGATTATACAGGTCCAAAGATCACAACGAAGTCTAAGGAAGAAATCCCCATAGAAGAAATGATTGCACAGGCTCAGTTTATGCCTGGGCCTCCTCCAATGCGGATGCCTGTTGCACCGCCAGCTATGCAACCTATGAATCCACAAATGGCGGTAGCCCCTCAAATGCAAGGGCCAATGCAGGGGCCTCCCCCTTCACCAATGATGGGACCGCAGTTTGGCTGAGTTTTGGAAAGAGAAAACCCTAGAGGAAATGACCTCGGAAGAATGGGAATCTCTTTGTGATGGTTGTGCGAAGTGTTGTTTAGTAAAAGCGAGAAATGCAAGAACAGGAGTTGTTTGTTATAGCAACGTAGCTTGTCACTTATTGGATCACGATACTTGCAGGTGTACTGATTACCCCAATAGATCAGATTTAGTTTCAAACTGCGTTACTTTAACACCAGCAGAAATTCGGGCAGCAGATTGGCTTCCTGAGAGTTGCGGTTATAAATTGGTGGAAAACGGGAAAGATTTGAAGTGGTGGCACCATCTTAAATCAGGAGATCGGATGACTGTCCATTTAGCAGGGCAGTCCGTAAGGGAAATAATCAAGGAACCATTAGCAGATGGCTAACGAAACCAGAGAAGAACAAGAAACTTTATACGGCTCTGCTCTATACTGGCAAAAGGAATTAGACGCAGCCAGTAATTACGAGCGAGACTGGCGAGAACGGGGCAATATTATTATTGACCGCTATCGTGATGAACGGGAAGGTTATTCGATCACAGGAGCATTGAGCCGAAAATTCAATATTCTATGGTCTAATACCGAAACCCTGAAAGCCTCATTGTTTGCTAAGATGGCTGAACCTGATGTCAGGCGCAGGTTTCATGATCCGAACCCTGTTGGGCGTGATGTTGCTATTTTGCTGGAGCGTGCGCTTCAATATGAATCTGACACGAATCGTGCCGATCTACCAATAGAATCTGCCCTTGAAGATTACCTGCTCCCAGGCAGAGGGGTTGTTTGGGTAGTGTATGAGCCAATTCTAGTATCTGAAAAAGTAACTGTAGAAGTAAAAGATACAGATGGCAAAACAATGGAAAAGGAAACACAAGAAGTGGAGCGTCTGGGCGACCAGCGTGTACGCTTTGAGTATGTCCATTGGGAAGATTACCGAGAAAGCCCTGCACGAAGATCAGAAGATGCAACATGGAGAGCTAGAAGGCATCTTTTAACTAGAGATGATTTAATCTCAAGAGGATTTAAGGATGCAGAGGATATACCTCTGAACTGGATGCCAGAATCCGCAGAATACAATGAAAATGAATTATACAACAGAGCAGAAGTTTGGGAGATTTGGGATAAGGTTCAGCGAAAACGTATTTATATGGCTTCAGGATATAGGGATATTCTAGCAGAAGATGATGACCCTTATAATTTAGAAGGCTTTTATCCATGCCCTACTCCTTTAATTGCAGTCAGGACAACGGATACATCAATTCCTATCCCCGAATATACCCTTTACCAAGATCAGGCAGAGGAGCTAGACCGCCTAACAACCAGGATTACATTCTTAATTGAGGGCTTAAAACGAAGGGGCGTGTATGATGCTGCTATCCCAGAGTTGGCTCATTTGGCTAATGCTGGAGATAATGAGTTCGTTCCGTCAGAAAACTTTGCAAATCTAACGCAAAAGGGAGGTCTGGTTGGGGCTTTTCAAACAGAACAGATTGGTGAAATCTCTACTGTTGTAAATGGTCTGTACCAACAGCGTAATGCAGTATTGCAGATTATATATGAAGTTACTGGTATTAGTGACATTTTGCGTGGCAGCACAAAAGCCTCTGAAACGGCTACTGCTCAACAGCTAAAGGCCAGATTTGGCTCTATGCGGTTACGCAGACGACAAGACGATATTCAACATTATATTCGTGATTTATTCCGTATTAAAGCAGAGTTGATAGCAGAAAATTATGAACCAGAAATACTGGAAAAAATTACCAGTCTGCCTGTTTCAGAAGAAATGCTGGAAATTCTGCGTAATGATAAATTGCGTAGTTATGTAATAGAAGTCCAGACAAACAGCACAGTATTTGAAGATGAAGAAGAAGAAAAACGTAACCGAATCCAATTCGCTGATACGTTAGGTGCGTATTTGGTTAAGGCAGTTGAGGTGACACAGGCTTCTCCAGATTTAACTCCTCTGGCTTTTGAAATCGTAAAATTTGTTGCTGGTGCATGGAAAATTGGGCGTACCTTTGAGGATACTATAGACCAAACAGAAATGGCTATTATGCAGCAACTACAAGCTGCCCGTCAGCAGCCACAAGTTTCCCCAGAACAGCAGATGCAGCAGGAGAAACTAGCAGCCCAAATGCAAATGGAGCAATTACGTCAGCAAGGCAAGTTAGCAGACATAAACAGCAAAGAACGAGCCGAAGCACAGAAGCTACAAGAAGAAGGCAGAGCCTCAACTGAACGGGTACGGTCAAAAGAAGATTTAGCTATGTTGGAAGCAGAGTTAAAAATGGCAGAACAGAATAGATGACGCAGTACACAGATAATTACGAAAAAATTGTGTGGAAAGCTCGACAAGGGCGTTTTACAAGTGTAAAACCGAAAACAGAAAAGCCACGCTTGTTTATTGTATCGGATATAGAGCCATTTGAAAGTCCAATAGACAATTCAGTAATTTCAAGTCGTAGCAGTTTACGAGAGCATGAACGAAAGCATAACGTTAGACAAATTGGGAATGATTGGGCTGGTAGTGAACGGCCTAAGAATTGGGAGAATATGACAAATGGCGGAGAATGAAGTAAGCACCCCTGAAACGGGGCCAGCTACAGAAGCAAAAACATCTTCACAGATTTTAGATGGCATTTTGGAAAATGCCATTGGAGGAGAGTCGCAAGACAACGGTGAGCGACCCACTCCAGAGAATAAGGCCGTTGATGAACAAGAAGCGGAACTAGTCGAAGTCCAAACGGACCCATCTGACGATACCGCCGAGGGTAATGTTACAGATGCCGAGTTCAGTCAGGAGACCGAATCCGAAGTTGGGGATGCTCCAGACCCAGAACCCAAACCAATAAGCGCACCAAAAACATGGCCCAAAGAAGAACGTGAAGCGTTTGAAACTTTGCCTGAAGATCAACAGACATTTATGTTGAAAAGGGAAAAGGAGCGTGACGCAGCGTTCACACGCAAGACATCAGAGTTAGCCGAGCAGCGAAAAGAAGCGCAAGGTGTTCTTGATGTCGTAAAGCCTTACGAATCCCAGATGAGGGCGAATGGAATTGAGCCGCAAGAGTATATTGCACGGCTTATGACCTACGATCAGGCGTTACGGCAAAATCCGAGGCAAACACTTGAGTATCTCGCCCAGCATTACGGTGTAGCTCCGCAGTCAAGCGATTTAGGCGTGGATCAGCAGAATGTTTACCAAGAACCTGCTGACCCTCAGTATCAACAACTGCAACAGCAGCTAGATCAACAGGCTCAATATTTAAGATCAATGGAACAGTCGCAACAGCAAGAGCGTTATGGACAGCTTGTGAATAAGGTAGAAGATTTTGCCAATCAAAAAGATAAAAGCGGTGATTTATTGTACCCACATTTTGAAAAATTGCGTGAACGGATGGGGCGGCTGGTAAATTCTGGCGAAACCACAGATTTGAAACAGGCCTATAATATGGCCTTACGTTTAGATGAGGATTTGTATAAACAAACTCTTGAGTCTGAACGAAAGGCTGTAGCGAACAAAGAGGAAGAAAGGCGAAAGGTAGCCGTAGAAAAAGCAAAACGGGCCAAGCCTTCTTCATCTGGTGCGCCACCTAAAGGTTCTGTAAAACAGTCTGATCTTGATGGTTTATTGCGAGATTCGATCCAGAATATAAGTATGTAGTAAGCTGGTGTTGCTCCTATGATGGGAGCCAAAAATGGCAACGAGTCCGAATAGTACCTATACGGAAATCGTCACCACTACGCTCGCTGGCTATTCTAAAACAATGGCCGACAATATCACGAACAACAATGCGCTTTTGCGTCATATTGATCGTGATGGCGGTAAACAACCAGCCACAGGTCGTACCATTGTCCAAGAACTAGAATATGCAGAAAACTCCACAGTTAAGTGGTATTCTGGATACGAGGTTCTGGATACATCAACGAGTAATGTTTTCACAGCCGCAGAATTTAACTACAAGCAGCTTGCTGGTAATGTGGTTATTTCTGGTTTGGAACAGGTGGAAAATAGCGGCCCAGAGCAGATTTTTAATCTTCTCAAAAGTCGTATCCGTAATCTTGAGAAATCTCTCAAAAATACAATGGCTACTGCTCTTTATGCAGACGGCACAGGCACCAGCAGCAAGGAACTAGGCGGTTTACAGCTTATTGTTCCTGGTACTGTTGGAAACACAGTAGGTGGTATCAATTCTACCACTTATTCATTTTGGCAGAATCAAGTTTATGACTTCTCCACAGAAGGCGTAACTGCTTCTGCTACAACTATCCAATCAGCCATGAATACTTTGTGGCTGAGTACAATTCGTGGGGCTGATCGGCCTAAAGTCATTGTAGGTGGAACCACTTACTTTGGTTTTTATTGGTCATCCTTACAGAGCAACCAGAGATTTGTTTCTGATGATTCAGCTTCGGCTGGATTTATGAACCTAATGTTCATGGATGCTCCTGTTTATTATGACGATCAATGTAATGCTACAAGAATGTACTTCCTCAATACTGACTATCTGTTCCTACGTTATGCAGAGGGTCGTGAGTTCGTACCTCTTGGTGAAAAAGCCTCTGTCAACCAAGACGCAATGGTAATGCCCGTAGCTTGGGCAGGTAACATGACCTGTTCAAACCGTGCCCGCCAAGGCGTCATTCAGGCGTAGGAGGAATAAATGGCATACACAACACAATCTGCCGTTGGTATTGATTTTGATGGTGGAACAGAATCCACCCCAAGTCAGGCCATTGGCACTCGTATGATAGGAACCGATAACTCAACATGGCTTTATATTACTGCTGGTTCTGCAATAGCACAGTATGATGTAGCAGCAGTTACAGAAGCCTATTCGGGGGTTCCTTGCACCAAGGCACTCATTGATGATGGACACATTGTCGGTGTAGCTCCAGCAGCCATCAGTTCTGGCGAATATGGTTGGGTCCAACTCACAGGAGTAGTCACAATGAATGTGCTTGCTTCTTGTGCCGCAGACGTAACCCTATATTCTTCTGCTACTGCTGGATCGCTGGATGATGCGTCAACATCTCAGACGGCTGTTAATGGTCTGTTCCTGACAACTGCTCGTAGCGGAACTGCTGGTTCTGCTGCTGGTATGGGGACTTGGCCAATGTCGGCTGCGATCTAGTCCAAAGACTAATTTGTAGGTTATAGTGTTACTTTAACCACATAAGGGAACCGAGGGGGGAAACCCCCTCGGTAACTGAGAATGACAATAGAAATACAGAACCTAAGATCAACAGATGTAAGATGTGAATTTGAACCCATTTCTGATGGGGTAGCGCAGTTTTGGTTTAAGCCACTAATGGGAGGAGATGATGTAGCATATAAGCATACGGATGAAGATGCTTTGAAACGAGTACAGACAGAGTTTCCAAAAGTATTTCAGATTTACCTGAAATGGCAGGAGGACCCTAACAAAAAGGTTCGTCAACCAAAGTCTCATGGGACAGGCCTGTCTCTTTTGGAGGGGATGACAGCCCGCAAGATGAAAACCTTAAATTATAAAGATATTCATACGATTGAGGAGCTTGCAGGACTATCAGACGCAACTTGTAATAAGGGGGGAACAGATTTTATGACCATGCGTAAAAATGCCAGAAAATATCTGGCAGATTTAGCAGGTCACGAACCTAAACAGGTAGTAGGATGACATTACTAACTATTTGCCAAGATTCAGCTAAACTTATTGGGATTCCGTCACCTAATGCGGTGACTTCTTCTACAGATACTTCTGTAATCCAGCTTCTTTCGTGTGCGAATGAAGAAGGAAAGTCTTTAGTGCAAGCATACCCTTGGAATGTAATTGTAAAAGAGGGGAGCTTTACTACAGCAGCCGCAGAAAGTCAGGGAGCTATGACAACCATTGCAACCGATTTTGGCAGATTTTCTAACAACACTATGTGGAACAGAACCACAAATCGTAAGTATTACGGGCCAATAACAGATTCGGAATGGCAAAGGTTAAAAGCAACTGTTTCCGAGGGAGTAACTAACTACTTTAGAATCAGGGGTAATTTGTTAATTGTTCATCCAACTCCAACCGCATCTCAAAGTGTTTTCTTTGAGTATGTATCTAAAAATTGGGTGGACACTTCTGGAGGGTCAACTGCTAATGCTGCTAAATTTACAGGAGATTCTCAAACAACTGTTTTAATAGAAGATTTAATAATTTTGGGGGTCGTATGGCGGTTTCTTAAAATTAAGGGGCTGCCTTATGACCAACAGTATCTTGAGTACCAAACCCGTCTTGCAGATTATCAGATGCAAGATGGAGCGAAACCTATACTGCGGATGAGTGGCCCAAGGGCAGGAATCTTAGCAGTCAACGAGCCTGAAGGAAACTATGCAGGCGTATAACAGAAGGAATAAGTAGATGCCAGGATTTACAGGAAGTGAATCGTACAGTAACGCAAATAAAGGCCCTAAAGCGAAAGACGCAAGAACAGCAGGTGCAAGCCTCTATGGAAGAAACCATAGACAAAAACCACCAGTCCACACGCACGGAACCTTTAACCCTGCAAAGGCAACGGAAAATATCACGGCGGAGCGCACAGTTAAGCGCTCTGATGTTATTTAGCGCAATTATTGTACCACAAACTATTATTATTAGTTTTATTATGTATTGGTTTTATATCAATGGCTGATGACAAAATTAGACTTTCGCCTGAAATTCTTGATGTTTTGGGGCAAAAGGGAATCGAGGGAGAGAATCTTGACACTCTCTTAAATTTGGCAAAAGCTATTTCTGACTTTGAATCCAATTCAGATGTTTCTGCTGTTCAAGAAAATGGTGGACCTGCAAGGGGAATGTACCAGTATGAACAGCCTTCGGCTAAAACCGCAGTTAATCGAGCTGAAGGATTTAAAGTAAAAGCTCCTTGGCTACAGAAATTAAAAGAAAATAATTTTGATGTTGTAGAAGCAGGTCTAAATAAGCAAGAACAGACAGAATTATTTATTCTCGATCATCTAGGGGCAATAAACAATTTTACTAAAACAATAAAAGAAAACAATCCGTCTAAATGGTTTGATTATTGGACAAAATATCACAAAAGAGCAGAGCCTACTGAAGAAGAAAGAATAAGATGGGAGAAAATGAATCCATCTTCTACTCCTGTAGATAAACAGTCTGCCGAGTTATTTCTTCGTGATGCAATAGCTCCCAGAGGAACCCCAACGAGAGAAAGACAAATGTTTGCAAGGGCAATAGCAAATGGCTAGAGATTTATACGGCGAAATGATGGGTCGGGCGTTGCAACGCCAAGCCCCACAAGGACATATGCCAGCCTATATAACACAAGGCGAAGCGGATATATTGCGGTCATTGGGTGGTGGGGTTGGCCCTGCTGGTGGTCAAATTATGCGGAATGGTATTCCTTCTTTTCAATATAGTTTTGATGAGGAATATGAGCGACATAGAAATCGAGACTATATAATGCCTCCTGTTGAAAAATACCCCATAACAACAGAACAAGACCTGATAATAACAACACCAGAACAAGAAGAATTTGAGCCTGTGCCTGACCCAAATCGTAGAACGCTGGTTCCAGGTGGAGGCGGTGGTTACATGATGGATAGCCCACCTCCTATTCCTGGACCAACAAAATTACCTGAATACGATAATTTGGTTGAGGATTACCAAGGTCTTAGGGATGAATATGGCAAAGAAGGGCATGACCTTGGTATCGTTCCTTTAGCAAATATTCTTAAAAACATAGATCGTGACCCAAATACAGGAAAGTTCCCAAAAAAAATTGACAACCTTTGGGATTTTATGAAGCAAGGGGGAGTGGCTGGACACCTATATAGAGGTGTTAGAGATCGTTTTTCTGAAGAAGGGCGGAGAAAATATGATTTACAAAAAGATATTTATAGAAAACAGCGACAGCTTTATAGAGACGCTGGTTTAGACGAAAATGAAATTCAAAGAATACACGACCAATCTGTAAGGTTTGGTCTTGATCCATTAAGAAATGCACCTCGAAACGTAGTTGGAATGAACAGACTCTTTGGAGAAAGTGACAGAGATATTGCTCAAAGGGCACAAGAAGAACAGCAAGCAGATTTAGATATGCAGCTTGCGAATGAACTTGGAAATGCAATTATAGATGCCCCAGTTGGAGGTGATGACCCAGACACAGAACTGACCCCAGAAGAAGTAGCCCGCCGAGAAAGAGTTAGAAAAAACATAGAAGGGCTTTCTCCTGAATACCGCAGACTACTGGGGCTAGAAAAAGCAGAAATAGGAATACCAGAACAACCGCCTTGGATGCCAGGGCCAAGGTTCGGCCCAATAGGCGGCCCAGAAGGCGGCATACCAGGTGGGATACCAGAAGGGTTTACTGCCCCAATGACACATATTAACCCTGGTGATTATCCAGACACCTTTATTAACGATTCAACGGGGCAAATATTCACAGCCCCCTCATTAGGGTATGTGCCTCCTGCTGGTTGGAGAAGGCTGCCTAGCGGAGAACGAGAACGTATAGATTGGAAAGGTATTCCTGGCACGTTTCCACCACGAACAGGATTTGCGTAAATGGTAGGACAGCAAACAGCAACAAACTTATCGGTTACAGCCCCTATCGGTGGGCTGAATACCCGTGATGCTGTGGATATGGTTGGGGACACAGATGCTTTACGGCTGGATAACTTTTTTGCTGGTCGTTCCCATGTAGCAGTTCGAGGTGGATTCTCCGAACACGCTACGGGTTTGGATTCTGCTGTTGAAAGTTTAATGACCTATAACTCTGCAACTGCCAATAAAATGTTCGCAGCTACAGGAGCAAAAGTTTATGAGGTAACAAGTGCTGGTAGTGTCGGATCAGCCGTGATTTCTAGTTTATCTAATGCAAGATTCCAGCACGTTAATGTAACTACAAGTGGTGGAAGTTTTCTGTGGATATGCAATGGGGAAGATGCCCCTCGTCATTACAACGGATCAACTTGGGCGACCCCTTCTATATCAGGTGTAACCTCTACAACAATTATTGGTGTTGAGGTGTTCAAAGAACGATTGCTGTTTGTTCTAACAGGAAGTTTATCTTTCGGGTATTTAGCTACAGATGCGGTAGCTGGTTCGGTTGCAACTTTTAATCTTGGCTCCGTGTTTTCACGGGGCGGAAAGTTAATGGCAATTAAAACATGGACACGGGATGGAGGGGCTGGTCCTGATGATCTTGCAGTATTTTATTCTGACCAAGGTGAGGTTGCAATTTATAGTGGTACTAATCCTGCATCAGCAGACGCATGGTCGTTAGTTGGCGTATTCCATGTAGGAAGGCCAATCGGCAGAAGATGTATGATGGTGTCGGGTTCAGATTGTTATTTAATTACAGAACGAGGCGTAGTTCCTTTGACACAAGTAATGGGGACAGGAGAAGCTGCACCAAACATAGCCATCACCAGCAAAATCAATGCAACATGGAATACAGCAGTTAAAAACTATGTTGCTTCTTTTGGGTGGGATGGAATTGTTTACCCAAGAGGAGGATATGCTCTGTTTAATGTTCCCTCTGCTGCTACTAATGCGTTTAACCAGTTAGTTGTTAATTTAGAAACAGGGGCATGGTCTCGCTTTAGAGGGCAGAACGCTTATTGTTGGGGAATACTGAATGGAGATTTGTATTTTGGGGGTAACACCGAAGTTTATAAAGCAGATGATGGAACTTCAGATGATGGGTCAGCCATAGAAGCGATAGCAAAAACAGGTTTTATATATTTTGGAGGGAGAGATGGGCCTAAAAGATTTACTGCATTACGCCCTGTGTTTGCAAGCAATAGAGAATTGACTGTATCCGTTGGCTTTGATACGGACTACAGAGATGGGACTATGCTTTTTGAAAGCAGTACAGCTACAAGCATAGCGAGTACATGGGACACCGCTTCTTGGGATACTGCTTCTTGGGCCAGCGATACTACTACTACGCAAAGTTGGAGATCAGTTGCGGATATTGGGTGGAACGCTGCGGTTCGTGTTCGCACCTCAACCACATTACAGACTGTACGCTGGTTAGCTACAGATGTGCGGTTTGAAAAAGGAGTTGGGTTTTGATTCTATCAGATGAGATGTGGGAACGATTAAGACCTGCTACGGAGCCTTTTGAGGGTATAGATCGTGTAGATATAGAAATGGGTTTAACTGTTGGTGAGTTTAAGCTCTTTGAGGCTGGAGACTCAATCGCTATTACTTCTCCTTTCGGGCATATCTTGCGTATTGGTATGGCAGGGGGAGAGCTAGAAGAACTTTTTGAAATAGAGAAACAAATAACAGAGTATGCAGCTATGGAAGGTTATAAGACTATTGAAATTATTGGTCGGCCTGGATGGGAAAAAGTCCTGCAAGGGTATGATCGTGTGGCCGTTATGCTAAGAAAGGAAGTGGGCTATGGGATTCATTAGAGATATATTTAGATCACCAAGTATGCCTGCACCTGTGAATTATCAGCAAGTAGGACAAGACCAAGCTGCGGCTAATCGAGATGCAGCATTGCTATCGGCACAGATAGCACGGCCAGATGTAATTAGCCCCTATCAGACTTCTCGATACTTAGATATTGGGGGACCAGATGAAGATCGTTGGGCTATTTCACAAACCCTTGCTCCTGAATATGAGCAGATGCGGCAACGGGAAGCTGGTATTCAAGGGGGTATCCAGTCTTTAGCTGCACAAAGATTAGGGCAGGTTGATCCACAGGCGTTTACAGCAGAAGGATTACCAGCAGAGCCAGGAGCCTTTAATTATCAACAAGAAGTAGGGGCTATGCCTGAGTTTTCCACAGCAGGGGCAACGTACCAGCTTCCAGAATTTAGTGGATTGCAGGGAATGGCTGACCAAGCAACGGATCAGTTCTACCAGTCTGCATTAGGCCGTATAGCCCCTGAGTTTGACAGGGCAGAAGAAAATTTGAGAACACAGTTAATTACGTCTGGTTTACCTGTTGGTTCTGAGGCTTACAATCGGGAGATAGAACGCTTTAGACAGCAGAAGGGTGATACCCTTTCTCAACTTGCTACGCAATCCATGATGCAAGGGCAGCAATACGCAAGAGGCCAGATGGGGGATATTCTTACAGGCAGACAACAGCAATTAGCAGAAATTGGTGCTGAGTTTGATGTAGCTGGTCAACAAAGAGCGCAATTAGGCCAAGAGGCCAGAGCAGAACGGGATATGGCACAACAGGCAAGAGATCGGGCGATTGCTGAAAGGGCGAGATTCCGCCAGCAACCATTGTCTGAACTGTCTGCTCTTTTAACTGGTCAAACACCCTTTACTCAAGCGGCTGCTGCTGGTCCAGCACTACAGCCTGGTGGGGTAGCTGGGCCTGCTCCTGTTAATTTAATAGCGTTAGCCCAAGCGCAAGCTCAAGATCAGGCAATGCGGTATCAGGCGGAGGGACAAATGGGGTCTGATTGGCGTAATGTTATTGGTCAACTTGGTGGCGGTTACCTCGCAGGTCTTTCATAAGGTAGTTAATTTATGGCAATTCCAGCTTTTACTCCAAATCCTCGAATCGCAAGAGGCAGAAAACGAGCAGATTTGTTGCTTGGTATGGCTTTGCAACCACGCCCAAATCCATTGCCCCAAAACCCCTACTATATTCCTGGTATGGCAGGGATGTTTGGTCAACTTGGGTCTGGATTGCTTGCTCGACAGGCGAATGTTCAGGCTCAAAACATTGAAACTACGCAGAAAGAAGCCAGACGGATTCTTGCTGATAGACTAGCAGGAAGAACTTATACGCCCCCTCAAGTTGAAGCCCCTCGTAAAACAGGATTAAGGGCTGTTGTTAATAAAATATTCCCAAGAGCAATGGGTCCTGCACAAGCATATCATCAGGGGCTTGGTGCTGGGTTTGAAACTAGACCTTTAGGTGAAATAGCACAGGCGGCAGGAGCAACACTTCCTGCTCCAGAAAAAATGGAATTATATGAACGTAAAATTCGAGACACAGCCGATTCTTTGATGAGAAATGGAGCTGTGGATAATATGCAAGATGCCCTAGATGTGGCTGGGCAAATAGTAAGAGGGGATATAGACAATCTTACTAATCCCGTAACTGGGCAGAATTTTACGATAAATAGAATTACTGGCGAAATAGAAGAAATTGTACCTCCTGGTGGGCCGTTTACATTACCATCTTCAACACTTGAGCGAGAAGAAACATTACTAGGCAATATTGAGGCTTTTGGAGTTCCCCAAAGTGTTCAAGAATTTTATACAAAATTTTTCAAACAAATTGGGGAAGTGCTGGATGACATTCCTGAAGGGACACCTGGTAAGGGAGTGCTTACAGCGATAGGTAATATAGGTGGGGATTATCTTAATCTATCTCCGCAAGATCAACAATCACGAAGCCAGTTTAGGTTGATGAGAGAAGTGGTTATAGCAGCATTGAGAAGTAGTGGGAGGCCATCTCTTGTTGAGCAACAGAGAATTTTAGAGTTACTTCCAGATACATGGGAAAGTGAATTAACTGCCAAACAAAATTTAACGGCATTATACGACATATTAGAAACACAAAAACAGATTGACGTTGCTACTGCTAATAATAGCTCAATAGGTCGTGAAATAAGGAAAGAAGCAATGGACGCTGCAATAAGCATAAATATGGTGCAGCAACTAATAGGTCGCCCTTCTGTTACGCTTGACGGAATGTCACAAAACGAAGCAAGCAAGATAATTGCTGATTCTCCACCAGGAACGATTTTCATTTTAGGTGGAGAGGAATTTAGTAAAGATTAAACAGATGGCAAACGGAATAACACCAGAATCATTAGGGTTAGTTCCTGTTAGGAAACAACCAGAAGTAAATCTGCCTGAAATTAACCTAGACGCTTTAGGGTTAAGGCCAATAACCCCTTCTGGGGAGGGTCTTTCTTCTCAAGGAGGTGGAACACAGTATGTGGTGGATAAACCAATTAGTGAGTATATTCCTGAAGCACATCCTTTTCGTTTTGCTCCAAAAGGAGAGAGGTTTGTTGAGAGGTTATTGAGGGCCGCTACAAACATAAGCCCTGCTCAAGTAATCGAAATCGGGCTACCAACGGCAGGGATGGCTATAGGCACACCAGGTGGCCCTGTTGCTGTGGCAGGTGGTGGAGTGGCTGGAGCAGCCGCAGGGAAGGCAACTACAAATTGGCTTAGAGCAACAGAAGATTGGATAAAAGAAAATATCTTTGGGCAGGAATTAAAAACTGACGCTATCACAAGACAGCCGAGCATAACCAACTATCAGGAAATTGTAAACATGGGAGGGCTTGAGGCCGCCTTCCAAACATTAGCCCCTCTACCAATAAGGTTAATGAGTGGAGCCTTAAAATCTGTAGGAAAGATAACAAGCGTAACAGGAGATGATGTAACCAGAGCAATTAATGAGCCTTTTGGTAACATAATGGGAGCAAGCGATTTAGCTAGTGTATTTGCTCAAAGTGCGGTGAGAGTTGCAGGAGTGATGCCCATTATAGGTGGGCCGTACAAAAGACAGGCAGCAATTAAAACTATAGAAATAGGAAAATTTCCAAGCAGACTCTTTGATGATATTAGTCCTCCTGTAGATTTAATACTATTAAGTGCAAAATTGACGGATGACCAACTAAAAGCGGCCTCCTTACTTAGAAAAGATGAAGGGAAAAAGTGGGATGCTGTTTATAATTTCTTAGAAGAAGTTGGTGACAACAAAATCATTCCGACAGATAGAATAAAAGAGGGCGTTGCCCTAAACTTAAAACTATTTGATGAGCTTCCATTAGGTAAAGATGGGAAACCTGTTGGGTTTGCTGTTGATAAAAATAGTAATTGGTATAAACAAATTGAATCATTTTTGGAGCTTGACGAAAAAATAACTGTCAAAGAGTTGAGGGCTTTAATGAAAAACATAAACAATGATATTCCAAAAGAACTAGCCAAAACAGAGCCTAATATATGGAGAGTAATACAGGATATAGGGAAAAATGTTCACAAATCTATTGAAGATGTGTCACCTAGATTTGGTGGCCCAAGGGCGGAGGAATTTAGAGAACTTTTGGCTACAGCTAGTGCCGCAACCAAAGAAAAATATCGCCTGTTCAATAGTGCGGCATCCATACCAACTAGAAATATAGACAGAAATTTCTTTATGCCAGGTTATTATAAACCAGGAAATCTCAATGTAGATGAGCTTGCAGGAGCTTATTTAAGTAACAGCAGCCTTCTAAGGAGCCCAGAATTTATATCGGATTTTGTAAAGCTATCTGGTAAGCACGGAGACGAAAACCGCAGAGCTTTAGCTAGAAAGATTTTTGAAGAAGCGGCAGATATTACTTCTGTGACAGTCAAATCCCCAACAGGTCAAGGTGTTTTGGATGTGCCTTCTTTTGATGCAGTAGCCTTTGCTAAAAAACTAGGAATAAGCCAAGGATCGGCTGATACTGTAAAAAACAACCGAGCAGCCCTAAATGCTCTACTAAAGGGAACAGGATTAACTGCCGAGTCTTTAGAAGCAACATTGAGAAATATAGGCAAGATTCAAGGTGATGTTTCTAAAGTTCCAAGTGCAAGCCCCTTTTTAATGAGGCGTGTTACTTTAGGTGGGACAGCAAGTCTTGCAGGGTTCGGGGCATTGGGGCTTGGAGCTACGG